GAAGTACCACGGGGAACAATTACACCACCATGTACACTATTAAGCTTATATAAGGCATTATTTGAGTTTGTTAAGTCGAATACAGTTGTTAAATCCCATGCACTAAAATCTGAGGAAGACGTACCATCCCTACGAATAAAACTACCAGCACCATTAGGAATCCAGCCAGGTCTATTATCTACAACATGGTCACCTGGATGTAGTAAAATTGTGGTCTGACCGAAACGATCATTGTTCAAACCACGCTGATATGAAAATCTAGATGCCTCAATAAGTGCCCTTTGAATCGTCTTAAAAGGACGGGTTAATGAATTTCCTTTATTCTCGATACTATCTGTAGAGTCCAAGTCATTGGGACTTACATACAGGATATTACCCCTTGCGTTTTTAAGAAAATTCTCTAGTCTGGATAAACCCATGTTATTGTTCCAAGTTATACGTATCCGTTATGGATTATTTATCATATTAATTCTATCCATTATTTATGGTAGGTACCAAATCAAAAGCAATAATAATTCTTTGCTTATCACTCATATTAGGTTCAACAAAATGATGAGTAAAAGAGGGGGAAATAAAAACCACTCCTTCCTTAATATGTAGGGGATATGAAAGAGTAGTTTGATCTGTTTTAGGATCTTGCCAGGGAGCCATAAAACATGTGGGAGTATGAACTTCGGAATCATATTCCAAATACAAAATTCCTGAAAATCCCCAACTTCTATGATTATGGATAGTTTGATGATCTCCTTTTTTATATTTAACACACCAAGCATCCTTCAATAGACAATTAACTTGTTCTTCCTCACAAAATTCAATAAGAGTAGGTCTTAAAATCTTCTCCAAATCGTGAATATAACTTCTATTATTTGTCTGTCTATCAGTTTCAAAATTTTGAAGATCGGTTCTTATAAATTCCTGCTCACCAATTTGTTTCAATAATTCTTTCTTTTTAGATTCCCAATCATCAATCTCATATCGATAAGAAGGAAAGTCAAATAAAGGGCATTTCATTTTTTATCTTTAGTTCTGGTGGTATCCACACAAATATTTCCAGAAATACTTATCCTTTCCTCATCACATTCATAAAAAGGATATACTATATGATTTAATTTACTTGGAAAAAATAACATTATTCCTTCGGCTCCAGAAGTTAATTCATAATTATAATGCCTAAATTGCCCTAAATTATCCGTATGAATAAATTTAAAAGATGATTTAGATGGCATATTACTTACATTATCTTCATTCTGTTTTTCAAAATCAGTAGGAACCTTAACCCAAATTACAAAACTATAAACCCCTGTGTGTACATGTAAAGGGTTAAATTCATGTTTATATTGATAATTCACCCACCAATTACTAAGATGATATGGATGAAATTGATTAAGAGGAACATCTTCTCCTAAATTCTGGAATTCTGTTCCATAGATATGAATTAATTTATTAATCGTGTTATTAAAGAACCAATTATCTTTATCATGTAAAGTATTACTGTCTCTTATGTTACCAGCAAGTATTCTTCTATGATCACCTTTTCTATTATCAATACACTGTTTAATATAATTCATTTCTTCCTCTTTCAATCTATATTCCAACCACCCAAGATTTTCAGGAATAACAACCCTAGTCTCTCCATAATTTACCCTCTGTAATTGTGCCAATTCAGTCATAATTATCTTCCCCTATCCCATGCACAATGAGCTCTTATTCCATCCTGCAAAACATAATGGAAAAAAATCTGATGGTAATACAGTTGTTGTGTCTCACATTTATGATAAAGATTTAATGACATATCTAAAAGACCTGGCAATTCTTCTCTCCAATGAGGTCTTTCACAACCCTTATATATTACTCCATCTCCAGGTTCTAAAATAATACCATCTTTCTTTCCTTTGGTTAAAAGTTCTGTTTTTTTATCATCTTTAAAAACATCAGGTGTTTTTATCCAAATAGGCCATTGTTCTTCAATATTCGTACTAACATGAACTGTTACTGATATTTCACAAGCATCACGATCAGTATGTTTGTCTAATCTTTGGCCAGGAAAATAGAAACGATCATAATAGTAGGTATTATAAAGTTTACGACCAATAATTTTTTCCAATATTAATCTAATACCATTATGAATTTGTCTATACTGTGGATAATAATAACGTGCAAAAGAACCTTCCACCTGTTCTTCAACTTCACTCATAATATTAAATTCATCTAATTTTTTCCCCCACCAAGTATATCTTCCTCTCTCAATACCACATGGAGAATAAAGTTCTTTTGGATCCCATAAATTATTAACTAATAGATAACCATTTTTATCAAATTCTTCATTATAAGTCCAAGAAGTTCCTGTATTTTTATACTCACTTCTAACAATTTCAATTTCTTTCATAATATTTACTTCCAACGAGGCCCAACGACCCAACCCACAATAGACTTACGAGTTCCTTTAGTAACCTTCAATACTCTATGTTGAGTTCGAGAATCAAATAAAATTATACAACCACGTTGTCTAGGTGCAATATAACTCTCCCCATTTTCTGCCATTAATTGAACATTTCCACCTTCATAATCATCAGGATCAGATAATTGTAAACTAAAAGATAGTTTCCTCACCAATTCTGTATTTTCATTCACAAAATCTTGATGTCTTTTATCAGTATCTTTGTTATCACCCTTTGATACAGGTTTGTAATGACCCATCAATCCAGAATCATTATGCCATTTATAATATTGCCCTTCAGCGTAACGAGTATATTGCATACTTTCACCATCAATACACCGCAAATCATACAAGAAGTTCTCTCTATTAGCCCTTTGCACATAATGCCAAAGAAATCCTCCCACCCAATGACTAGTAGGAATCCATGCATTATATGAATTTCTTTTATCTTTATTTACAGTATTTCCATCCAATCTTGATTCACCCATATTCATATCAAACTTCTCAGATACATCTCTTTCTATAATATCAACTACATCTGCAGGAAGATCTGTAAAATACCATAAACTCTGATATGCCATAATTATCAATTAAAATTAAAATTAAGATTAAATCTTATAGGTTGATTAGTGGTGGTACTAGAATTATGACTTTGACTTCCATCAAAAACAACTAATCGATTCTCTACACTATTAATTATATCACCACCTTCCAAGCGTGTAAACCCATCACAAGTATTTAAAGAGTAAACTGCTGCATTATGAGAATAATTATAATCCCGATGAGATCCATGCTCCTCTATAGATTTTGTATGAGGATAAAAATTAGCTTTTATTCTTATAAGAGATTTAAAAATCCCCATTTCAATAAATTTAGGAATAAAAATCTCATTCACAGATTCAAAATATTGACTGTTAATATTACCATCTTCATAAAAAACATGTGTCCCATACCAATTCCACAATGATGCATCTTCATCGCAAAGAGCGACATAATTATGAAGATGAAATGGAAAATCTTTATTAAAACAAATCTGTTCCCTCAACAATTGACACTCATCTTGAGGAAGAAAATCATCATATATTTGCATTATTATGGATATTTTGGAGGTGGTCCTTCTGGTTTTGGAAATTGATTCTTTACTTCATCAATTGCATGAACAAATAGTCCATTCTCAATATTACCACTTTTAATGTCATGATACAACATATCTAACTGATCTCGTACATGAGGGAAAGATTTCTCTCTTAATCTTTCATACTCATAATATTCCCAAATTGGTCTTTGCTTCTCAAGTTCTGCATCTAATTCATCCCATGTCGGTGGTGGAGATTCATGCTCCCAATCATTCCATTTACCATCACCCAATGTAAAACTAGCACCTGGACGCAGAGCTTCCATAGCAGTATTTAATCCAGGGATTGGATACTCAATACCATTAAATTTACGAGTTGTCATACCATTTTAATAAGTGTCTATATTTATCCCCCCGAAACACCAACTCCTGAAATCAATTCCCATGCTTCCTTTTTTTCTTTCCATTTATAGCATTTACCCGCAGCTCTTTCTGCATCGGTTTCAGTGGGTCTAGCAGTGGGTGGTTCCCATCTAGAAGTAGTTGTATTTAAAACCCATGAATCATATGGTTTGGCCTTTGGATTATAGAAAATATCATTAGTAGAATCATATACCCATCCTTTAGAAGGATAATTTCCTCTCAAAGCAGTTCTTCCTTCCTTATGAACACCATCTTGGGTATTAGCAGAACACTGTACCCATCCATTATGACCAGTATTCTTTTCTAGGTATTCTATTCCAATTGATTCTTTCTCAACACCATCATCATCTACACAATTAATATTGCGTAGTGACACTACATCAACAACAACATTATCAATACCTATTTTTGCAAAATTTGCCATGTCTTTAACCTCCTTTAACGGTCTGGATAGTTGACTATTATAACTCCACTTGCACCAGCACCACCACCAGATGTATTAGGAGAAGGTCCACCAGGATATTCAGCACCACCACCTCCACCAGAACCAGTGTTTGCGGTAACAGCAACAGCAGGTGTTATAGCTCCACTAGAAATTTTAGCACCACGACCTGCACCAAATTCATTAGTAGTTGGATATGGAGCATTTCCTATGCCTGGGTGATTAGTTCCACCTCTACCAGAATCAGATCCTTGAGCACCAGTTCCTCCACCACCACCACCTGCATAATTAACTGGACCACCTGAAACAGAGAGAGTTACACCTTTTCCACCAGGAACACCATCTGCATTTGCATGATTATGTTCTGCACAATCCATTCCATCATATCTAGCACCTCCTCCACCTGCACCACCAGTATTTGGTTCAGCATTAGTTTTTCCACCTCGTCCACCCCATCCAGTATCTGGGGAATCACCACTTCCTGGCCAAGGTTGAGGGGGATCAGGTGCTTGAGCATTACTAGGTCCACCACCTGCTCCACCAGAAGATGCACCACCAGTGCCAGCATTTCCAGCAGCATTATCACCAACATTTGGTGATTCAGTTGCCACTCCACCACCACCGCCGCCTCCAGCAGTCAATGGTCCAAAAGTAGTATTTCCTCCATCATTACCTTGAGCCCGTGTAGATATTGCAGCACCACCACTACCAACAGTAATACTATATGTTCCAGTAGTGACAGGATACTCCGACTTATAGATAACGGCACCTGCACCACCGCCGCCTCCACCGCCATTACTACCAGTAATTGATCCTTCAGCACCACCACCAGATCCACCACCACCAATCATCATAAGTTCTATATCTCCACTACCTGAAGAAACAACAAATGGTGTAGATCCTGTTATCGTATGGTAAAATTTTCCACCAGTTGGTCCAGTTTTAGTTCCACCAGTGGCTTGGATACTATTGTTAAGCATATTTTGCCAGTAACCACCAGTAAAAACTTCAACTTTAGTGGTAGTTCTATTGAAAATCATTGTTCCAATAGCAGTCCCAATACCAGCATCTCTTCCTGTAGTAGTTGTAGTTCCCAGTCCTACTGCATTACCACCTAAGAAAACACCAGATACTCCAGCAGTCATAACTCCAGTTACAACAGCACCACCAATAGAACCTTGAACCACTACATTACCAGCACTATCTTTAATAGTAGTAGCATCTATACCAGATAAATTTGACCCATCACCAGAGAAAGAAGTAGCAGTTACAATACCAGCAAATGTTGCATTACCATTTGTTTTTCCAATAGTAACAGATGTTCCAACTGCAAATTCACTAGCAGTTACAATACCAGCGAATGCTGCATTACCATTAGCAGCGATGGTAGCAGCAACACCTATATTAAATTGACCTGTAGAATGTATGGTCGCAGCAGTTCCTACTTTAACACCACCCGATGCGGTCATTATACCAGTACTATTGATAGATTGACCTTCAATAGTAAGAGAACCATCGGTTGCGTTTATTAGGTCCGAAGCACCATCTATCCTAATACCCATTTTCTGCCCAAATTAGACTTTTAGATATTTATAATATTTAAATTAAAGGAAACGGATATCCTATCTTCCTCAGATTCATTAGAATTAACATTATGAAAAATAGAAGAAGGAAAAAAAACAATATTTCCTTCAATAGGTGTCAAATACCAAGCTGGATGAATTCCAGCATTATCTAATATTTTCTTTTTATAAATTTGTCTCTCTCTAAACTGATTATACATGTGAGGAGAAGTAAATTCTATAACACCAGAATTCTCTGGGATCTTAATCCACAAAACACCCGATATATCTGAATTTGGATGAATATGCGAAACATTATAATTACCCTTTCCATTTATATTTGCCCATAAAGCACTAATTTCTATTTGAAGGTTTTCTTTGAAAATCTCCTTATCTGAAAAATGCGTTTTTATTGCCGATTTTACTATATGATATAAAATGTTATTTTGCTTCTGATGGTAATCTCTCTTCGAATGCCATCCACCACCGTTAGATGCTATTATACCAATATCATCCTTTTCCCTTTCCTCGTATATAAACTCAATTAAATTTTTCTGACTATTTTTAAAATTAGTTACTTCATGAGTATGAATAATAGTAGGGAAAAGAGACAATAACATTTTTATAAAAAAGTAATAGGGGAAAAAATACCTGGAGTTTTTTTACCGACTTTTTTGAAACAAAAAGCTAGCCTCCCCTGAGGCTAAAGTGGATTTGCATAGGACAACCGACCTTCGGGGCAAGTTTCCCTTACTAAACTCAACACGTTCATAAACTGATCTGTATTATCACACACGACTTCCTTACGTTGTCCCTCATTAGAGTAGAGGTAAAAAGTTTTCTTAAGTGGGTCTACAACACACTTCATTAGATATTCTTCGTCCATCCATGCACTCATCATACTCATATATTATAGCACCCTTGTCAAGGTCTACTATACCAGAAGGAAAGTACAAATCTCTCTGCTTCCTCAACTTTACTCACATAGTGAAGATGTTGTGAATTGGAGAAAATCACTAATTTACCCTTTTCTGGTTTTACTTCAATATCTTCAAAAACTGTAGATCCACCCTTAAAGTCATCATTTAAGTAAAGCATTGCTGCAAACACATCTGGTCTATGAACGTTATTATCATCAACATGAGGTTTCATAAATGTGCCAATAGGCCATCTCACAACTCCAACATAGTCTAATACAATTTCACTCTCAAATGTTTTACACCTATTAGTTACATTATTAATAACACCACCAAATAATTCATCCGTTGTAGAATTCATATCTATAGGATCTACATTACCACCCAAATATTTTGCACCATAATTCTTATCAAATGGTTGATTTGGAATATATGTAAGACTTTCATTTGGATCTGAATGTGTAACAGCATCTAAAGGACGGTCTTCTTTATTAATATCATATAGATCAATAAAAGGTTT